GGCGCTGTGCGTAAAGCCAAACTGTACTACCTGCGTGAGCGTACTGGTAAGTCTGCTCGTATCAAAGAGCGTCTTAACTAAGGTATCGCTAACGCGACATCTAAAAGTTAATAGCAAACAAGGGGTTAGCGAAATGCTGGCCCCTTTTTTATTTGAATTGTCAACAAATTGGCAACACAGAAATTTTTTCTTTCTATCGTTACTTTTCCCCCTTACAGAAAAGATCCCTAAAAACTCATCCTCTTGGGGTGCTAAACATGACAAAACACAGAACCTTTGGTTTTTTTTATGCGCTAATTTTGACTGTTAGCGCCTCGGCTTCTGCTGAGGCTATCCCCCCCGATCTTCAACATGATTTGATGCGTTTAAATCTGGCTCGTCCGCCGGTTTTGACAAAGGGGTTTCTTACTGTTTCCCTAAATTTCGAAAGAATCGAAATGCTGCAAGCTAAAAGCATCTCTGAAACTGTATGCACCTCATACTATGGTGTGGATTCAGAAAAGAGGTCTTGGGCTGTAGGAAAAATTAAAGAAGTTAGAGTCGCTAATGCTGATGTTACTCAGGGATTTGTTTTCAAAGGTGGAGACTCTTCCTGTGAGGCTATGGCAAATCTGATTGATGAGGAAGAGTTCATTAATGAAAGATTAGAAGCTAAAGAATTCCAACCGACTAAACAGTAATTCAGCTGGTTATAAAAAAAGCTCAATCCTTTAAGATTGAGCCTCTTTTTTATTTTGCCCTAGTTTAACTATAGCCACAGGTTTCCCTGTAGTTCTCTACGATTAGCTCGTGATGGGTGGGGGGCTACAGGGGATATTTTTCCAGGGTTCATGATAATGTCAGTGACAGATTCTAAAGATTTGAATGTACACCCACAATTAATGTTCTGGCACTGATTATATCTTTCTTTAGTATTTTCTGATAGTTGCAGGCTACTACGGGTATGCGCGGCATGTAAGCAGATAGGGCAGTTCATCATTTCAGAATCATCCTGTGGTAATTTTTGTTCAATATTACTCATTAACCAATCAAATGACTAGTTTAATCTACTATTGCATTTCAAGGCTTTCGATTTTCACCTCAAGCTCAATGCTCGTTGTGTAGCCACTGTCGGCGCTCAGGCTGTGCGTCAGCGTGGTGATGATCCATTCGCCATCATCGATCTGCTTTTTAAACCCCGTCACCTTTACCGGCATTTCGGTGTAAAGCTCAGCACGCCCGCGCGCCAGCTGGATCGAGAAGGTCGCTACGCCGCGCTGCAGCCGTTCCCACTGCATTTTTGCTGCCCGCTCTGCGTTTGCCCGGTTGGCATAGGTGCGGCTCAGCACCAACACGTTTTCATCGGTGCCGACGAGATAATCTCCCTGTTTCGCCTCCGGCTCTTTTTTGTTTGCCGTGGTTTTGCGGCGTCGCTTTACCTTCGTTTGTGGCTTTTTCGCTGGCTCGCGCGTATGCAGCCAGCTGGCAATCACGCCGGTGTAGGCGTCGCGGTCAGCCAGGGTAAAGCGGTGGCTGTCGCCGTCACGACGCTGGATAGTGATGACCGGCAACGCCATGCCGCTGGCGTTTTTGCCCTGTCCCTGCCGGATAAACAACAGTTTGCCGTCCTTAACGCAGGCCAGCGCACCACACTGGCGGGCGACACGCATCAGAAAACTGGCGTCGGATTCGTTGGTCTGGTCAATGTGGTCGATTGCCATTTTCTCAACGTCTGCGCCCAGCGCTAAATCCAGCTTGTGCTTTTCCGCAATGGCTTTCGCAATTTCGCCTGCCGTGGTTTTGTGCCACGACTTTTCGCGTTTGGTGTTCAGCGTCTGGCGAAAGTCGGCGCTGCGGGCGCGAAGCGTCAGCCGGTCAGGCGTGCCGCTGTGCTCAATCTCATCAACCGTATAGCTGCCTTTGCTGATAAGCGGTTCACCCTGCCAGCCGAGCGCCAGCTTTAGCACCACGCCCCGGCGCGGCAGCTGCAGCAGGCCGTCCGCGTCGTCCAGCTCAATATCAAGCTGGTCAGCCTCAAAGCCCCGGTTATCGGTCAGCGTGAGGCTGATGAGCCGCTTCTGTATAGTCTGCGTCACGTCTGCGCCTGCCATCGTCAGCCGAAACGCCGGGGCGCTGGCTGCCCCTTTTAACCAGCTTTCTGCCTGCATCATCAGAAAAGCCCTCCCACTGCTGCTGTGACTTTACCGGCCACCCCTGCCGCCGCGCTTTTCATGGCATCCAGCTGGCCGCTCAGGCTGCCGAACATCTCGCCCAGCGATTCATCGGCACGCTTAAGCGTAAGCGTGAACTCAATGCGCCTGCACGCGCCGTTACTGAAAAACTCGGCTTTGTTCTGGTTCAGGCTCTCAATCACATACATGCCGTAAATGGTGCCGCTGCCCTCAATGAGCGGCCACGCACGCCCCAGCTCCGCGATTTGCTCCAGGGCATACAGCGACAGCCTGCCGCCGGTCAGCTCCGGCAGCAGCACGCCGGAAAGCGTCAGCGTGTCGGTGTCCGGCCCGGCAAACTGCAGCGACGGGCGAAAGCCCACACGGTTATTGGACGGAAACCGCCAGCTGCGCTGCAGCTGCAGCTCCTGATAAGGCACCGTTTCCAGCATGAAAACGAACAGCCCCAGCGTCATCATCATTCGTCAATTCCCCCCTGATCACGGTAAGAACTCCGCGCGAGGGCTTTCGCCCGGCGCTCCCTTGCATCCAGTTGCCGCATGACCTCTGCCACCACGTCCTGCGCGCTTTGTCCCGGCTGCTGATTGATGGTAATGGGCGCGTGAATGGTGACAGGCGCGGCAGTAGTGGCGCTTTGCTTTGTGACCTTTTCCTGCACATAGCTGCCAGCGGGCAGGCTCATGGGATGAAGCGGGCGCGCCGCTGCAGGTGCGGCGGCCATACCCATCGCCAGCGCCGCCGAGGCGGCCAGTGCGGCAGTACGTCGGCGGCTGGTAATGCGCGCCGGGCCGTTGACCAGCTCCGGCCCGTTCTCGCCCGCTATGCCATACTGACCGGCGGGAATGTAGCCGCCGTTATCAAACAGCCCGGCAAAACCAGTCGCCGTTTTGGCACTCCCGGCGACAGCGGCGGGCCGGTCTGACGCTCCGGCGTCTGGCCTCATGAAATCAGGCAGAAGGCTGTAAACCCGTGACGGACGCGGCGGGACCGTCGGGCCGTCGGGATTTTTACCGCCACTGGTCGCGGCAGGTGCCGCAGGCTTGTCGCCGGACGGTTTCATGAAGTCCGGCAGCAGGTCTGTCATAGATGACAGTCTGGCCTTAAGCGCCTCCCATTTGGCCGTGATGCCGTCGAGCATGGCGCTGATCATGTTGCTGCCCGCTTCTTTGAACCGCTCCGGCAGTGTGCTGGCCGAGTTAACCAGTTCATCCCACTTTTGCGACACGGCTACCTTAATGCTTTGCCATGCCCCGGCGATGCCGTCGCGTATCGCATCCCAGCCTTTGCTGATGATCCCCTGCAGCGCGCCATCCGCGAACAGGGATTTAACCCACGTCCACGCACCGGCTATTTTGCCTCTGATGGCCTCCCATGCTGCCGACGTGTTATCCGTCACCCGCCGCCAGAGTGCATCAAACATCGGCCCGATGGTGTCCCAGTGACGCCAGATGTAAATTGCCCCCATGGCAATAAGGCCAATGAATGCCAGAATCGGGTTGGCAAACATCAGGCGGCCCAGCCAGATAACACCGCTGCCGACGATACGCAACGCCTTACCGATCATCCCGAATGCGCCCGCGCCCTTAAAGCCCAGAGTCGCCATACTCAGCCTGATAACAGCCATCGGCCCGACAATGGCCGCAAAGCCGATAGCCAGCGTCCCCAGACCGATAACGATGGCAGACACCGCCGCACCGACTTTTACCAGCGTGCCAGCCAGCGCCTTGTTTTTATCTATCCACTGCGCCGCCCTGTTGGTGACATTTCTAATCAGGCCCATGATGTCCATCAGCGGCTGGCGCAGCGTATCGCCCAGACTGCTCATCGCATTATTGAGGCCGGTTTTGGACAGCATCCACTGTGCGGAAAGGGAATCTTTGTTGATGGCAGACTCTTTTTCCATCGAACCTCTGGCGGCGTCGCCCTGCGTCAGGGCCAGCTGTCGGCGCAGCTCCGGCAGGTTGTTGGCAAGTTTCGCCGCATCTTTGCCGAACTCCTTGCCGAATATCATCGTCAGGGCGCTAAGTCGCTTACTGCTCGGCAGTTTTTTGACCTTCTCCAGTACGCTGATGATGGTTCCCATCGCGTCCGTGGTCATCTGCTTTTCAATCTTTTTGGGGTCCAGCTTGAGCAGCGTCATTCCTTCCTGGAAGCGCTTGCCCTGCATGGTGGCAATCGACAGCTCGCGCACCATCGCGTTGGCCGAACTCGCCGCAATCTCAGAGGTGGCACCGAGTGAAAGGAAGGTTGAACCCAGCGCCGCCGCCTTGCGAAAGTCCAGCCGGTCGGCGTTGCCGCCCATGCGCTGCAGCACGTCGATAATGTCTGCGCCTTTCGACATGGCGTTATCGTCTAAATAGTTCAGCGCATCGCCCAGCTGCTCAATGTTGCGGGTCGGTATCTTGTACAGCTGGCTGATTTTACCCAGCCCCTCGGCCAGCTGGTCGGCGGGCAGCTCAAACGCCGTGGACGCCTTGGCCGCCGTGGTGGCAAAGGCCAGTAAATCGCGCTTCTGGTCGGCGTAAGAATCATTCTGGTTGGTGACACCCATGCGCGCGCCGCCCTCAACCAGCGCGGCATAGTCAACCGCGCCGTGCTCCATCGGCAGTTGCTCACTGGCGGCCTTGATGGCGGCCTGCATGTCGTAAAACTGCGCGGTGCGGTTGCCCTTGTCATCGCGCAGGCCGTTGACCTGCTTTGCCACGCCCTTCATGGCGTCTTCCATATCCGCCGAGGCTTTAATTGATGCCGCAAACGGCACGCCCATTGCCATCCCCGCCGCCGTGGCTGTCGCCCCTGCCCCGGCAACCTTATCGCGGGCCTCCAGCGTCTTGCCGTAGCGCTCTCGCACGGCGCGCAATTTAGCCTGGCGCTCGCCCAGCTTTTTCAGCTCACGCTGCTGCTGCTCAATCGCCTCCGTTGCGGCACTGGCGTCGGTTTTCAGGCGGCGCTGTGCCGCACTCAGCTGCTTTGTATCAATACCGGCGGCGGTCAGCGCGCCGCGCTGCTGCTGTACCGAGCGCAGCAGGCCGTTGTAGCTCTGCTGCAGGTCATTAACACGGTTTTTTGCCTGCTCAAGCAAGCGGGACTGCTGCGCCGTGGGGCGGTTGGTGGCGGCAAACTGCGTCGCCAGTGCGGCGGCCTCCTGCCGGGCCGAGGCAAGATTGCGCTCCGTGATGGCAAGCTGCTGGCGTGTTTTGCGAAAGCCGTCAATGCGCCCGGCCTGATCGTTCAGGCTTTTGAGGCGGTCTTTGCTGGCCTTGAGGGCGGCGGACAGCTCCTTAGAGCCGTCACGCGCGTTTCGAAACGGGCGGGTCAGTTTATCCACCGCGCTTAATACAACCTGCAGGCGCAGGTTTCTGTCACTCATCGTCACCGGCTCCGTTACGCAGGATCGCTTTGTGCCGCCACATCAGCACGTCCGCCAGCGACTCCGCGAACATGACCGGCGGCGGCCAGTGAAACACGGTGGCAATGTCTGCCACCAGATCGTCAACGGTCAGCTCTGCGGGATAGTCGAAAGCGCCGACCTCGTTAACAAAAAAGACACCACCTCCACCGACAGCGACACCAGATCGGCGGGGTCCATTTCGTTGATTTCCTGCACCGTCAGCGCAGGCGTTGACACGCGCGGCAGCACGGCCATTACCGCGTTGACGTCCATTTCCATCAGCGCCTGCAGCCGCACGCCGCGAAGCGCACCGGACTGCGGCTTGCGCAGGACAATCTCTTTAATCTCGGTTTTGCCACGCTTGATTGGGGTGTCCAGGGTGACGGTTTTTTCGTTTTTGATGTCGCTCATGTTCTTAATCCACTGAATAAATTTGATAAAAGCAGCAGGCCAGCGCCTGCCGCCGTGATTACAGGCCCAGCGCGCTGCGGTGCGCTTCCATCATGTCTTTGCCGTCCACGATGTGAACCATATTGACCAGATCCACCTCATAGAGCACTTCGCCGTTAATGGTCAGCTTGGCGTAGCTGTTGGTCGCGGAAACCTTTGTCGTGTTGGCATCGCCGGTTTTCCATTCGCCGGAATCCAGCTCCTTGTAACGGCCACGGGTGACCAGCTCCACCGCCTGCACCTCGCCGGTGTCGTCGCGCTGGATTGAACCGGTAAAGCGCAGCTGCACCGCGTCCACGGTTTCCGCGCCCAGCTGCTTAAACAGCAGCGCCTCGGTGCCGCCGACGGTAAATTCCGTGTCCAGCGCGCCATCATCCAGGCCCATATCAATATCAACCGCACCGGCCAGGCGGTAAGTTCCGCATCCTTGAGCGGCACCAGTGGCGCGGAATGGACTTCCGCGCGCAGGCCGATGCCATTAAGGCGCTGACAAAACAGTATAACGTGACCTACATCGGCATTGACTCCACCGGCGTTGGCCTCGGCGTCTATGAAAACGTGAAGGCATTTTTCCCACAGGTTAAAGAGTTTGTTTATAACCCCAACGTCAAAAACGCCCTGGTGCTCAAGGCTTACGACATCATCAGCCATCAGCGCCTGGAGTTTGACGCCGGACACCTCGACATCGCGCAGTCATTTATGGCAATCCGCCGCGCCACCACGGCCAGCGGCAACCGCCCAACCTACGAAGCCAGCCGCAGCGAAGAAGCCAGCCACGCGGATTTAGCCTGGGCGGTCATGCACGCCCTGGCTAACGAACCGCTGCAGGGCGAGGCGGCAGGTAAACGCAACATTATGGAGATGTTTTAATGAGCAAACGCAGAAACCGCGCACGCACGCAGCCCTTGCCGCGACAGGACAACATGACGGGCGCACCGGCTGCAGAGGCGTTTACCTTTGGCGACCCGATCCCGGTGCTGGATCGCCGCGAAATACTGGACTACGTGGAATGCGTCATCAATGACCGCTGGTATGAGCCGCCCGTCAGTTTTGAAGGGCTGGCGCGCACGTTCCGCGCGGCTGTTCACCACAGCTCAGCGCTCAGCGTGAAATGTAACATTCTGGCGAGTACCTTTGTCCCGCATCCGCTGTTAAGTCAGCAGGCTTTCACCCGGTTTGCGCAGGATTATCTGGTATTTGGTAATGCCTACCTGGAGCGGCGCACATCACGCCTCGGCAATACCTTAAGCCTTGAGCCGTCACTGGCAAAATACACGCGACGCGGCACGGATTTGGACGCTTACTGGTTCGTGCAGTACGGACTCAACACGCAGCCCTATGAATTTACGGCAGGCAGCGTATTTCACCTGATGGAGCCGGACTTCAATCAGGAAGTTTACGGTCTGCCCGGCTACCTGTCGGCCATTCCGTCCGTGCTGCTGAACGAGTCGGCCACACTGTTTCGCCGAAAGTATTACCTGAACGGCAGTCACGCTGGCTTCATCATGTACGTGACAGATCCGGCGCAGAATCAGGAAGACGTAGACGCCATGCGTAAAGCCATGAAAAGCGCTAAAGGCCCTGGCAACTTCCGCAATCTGTTTATGTATTCACCGACCGGCAAAAAAGACGGGATTCAGATCATCCCACTGTCAGAGGTGGCTGCAAAGGATGAATTCCTGAACATCAAAAACGTGTCGCGGGATGACATGCTGGCTGTGCACCGGGTGCCGCCGCAGCTCATGGGAATCATCCCCAACAATACGGGCGGATTCGGTGACGTTGAGAAGGCAAGCCGGGTATTTGTACGTAACGAACTCATACCATTACAGGCCCGCATAAAAGAGTTAAATAATTGGTTAAATGAAGAGGTGATCTCATTCAAAGAATATAATTTAGAATGAATAAAAGCCACCTTCTAGCTAATTATAAAAGGTGGCTTTTTATCAATAAGCCCAGATAATCGTATATGCCTCTATAGCCATCATTTCAGTTCTTGCAATAATACACTCATCATTCCACTTATTGCCATAGTATGCATGCAACATCGAGACAAAAGCTTGAGTTAACATAAAGTCGGAAGTCTGGTAAATTGCAAGCTTTTCTTTAAGGGGCTTATTATCAGCCTCTTGATTTTGCTTTTTAGACAGAGGTATTAAGTTACCCAGCATACCTATCTCTTTTTGCCCCCCCGAACTTTGAGGCAATATGTGTTCTAAGGTAATAGAGTTTGGCTTATACTCATCGCCGTTATGCAGTGACATTTCAAAAGATGTAATTATATACTGAACCAATTTTTTCTGTTTAACATTATCATCAGTAAACAATACATCCTTAAATTTCTCTGTAAAAACCGTCAATTCCGGCTTGCGATTGCCAAGAACTGTGAACAGTAGTTTAATTGCTTCTCTGTTACTATCTATGGTTGCACTTGGGTTATTTAATGAACGAGCAGCTTTTGAATACGCACCCTCAATTCCTGAAGGCCTTAACGAACACACTGCGTTAAATACAAAATGAAATTTTTCAACAATAGTAAGCGCTTCAATCACATCCTTTTGTTTTAATTTCCTATTTTTTTTTGCTTTTAACAAAGCCAAAAGAAATGGCCTACATTGAGTCACCCCGAACAGTCTAATAGCATATAAAGAATTAAAAATCCTCTTATCTTCCATCTGCGGAAAATCCTGTTCTACTGGAGATGAAATTTTTACATATAAATTAGAATCCTCCTTTAACTCCCTAATAAAATCGGCGGGTATTATCTCTCCTTTCCGCCACTTACCAATAAATGATTTATAAAGGTTTTCACTACTAACATATGCATACTTAGAAACCCACCAATGCCTCATAAAGACTTCAATACTGCCTACACCAGATCTTTTTATTAAATTAGCCCTAATGGTTCTCCACTCATCTTTTGCATCATCGTTCGGATGTATTTCACTGAGTGCTTTAAATAGTTTATTTTTTATAAGATCTACGAAACTTAAATTCATACCTCTAGCATTCAGGGTTTCAAATATGGTGTATGCCTCATCCTCGTCGTTTACTGTAATAAATATAATCTTTAAAAACCTCAGTATCTGATCTCTAATTGCTTTCAGAAAAGTTGTATAATTTTCATCACTAATGGTTATAGAAAAATATCTTTCTAATTTATCTTTCGACGCCAGAATCGTAACTTCTTTATATGCTGTTATGAGATTCTTTTCTTCTTGTGTTTTCGCAGCCTCATCTTTCTTATCAATATGCTGAATATTTTTTTGAAAAAAAGGCTTGGGAGTTTCATTAATCAACTTATAAAACTTAACGCCTTCATCATCACGTCCTTCGATATAGTTTTCAAATAAGGCTTCAGCCAATTCCAACTGATTATTATTTTTGAAACTTTCACACAAAACCGAAAGAAATATAGTTAATGTTGTCAATCTTTGCTGACCATCAACTATCTGCATCTCCCTACCTGTCTCATCTCCAACAAGAACTAACGAACCAATAAAATATTCATTATTCGCATATGTAAGGTCTGATTTAAACTTAATGTTAGAAATAACATCGAACCAAAGTTCATGAATTTGCTCTTTAACCCAAGAGTACTCTCGCTGAAATCTTGGGACAATATACTTTCTATTTACCGAAAGTAGTTCAGAGATAGTTCTTGTGTATGCATGTAATTCCATTTGGCACCCTTTTTGTTAAGATTTTTTTATACATTACACCATTTCTTTGAACTTAAACATCATTGCGCGCGCTCGTAGCCCCGCCACGCCTGCGCGCTTTATGTAGTGGTTTTCATGCACCTGCATGACATACGAAAAAGCCCGCCAGTATTGGCGGGCCGGAGGTCAAACGATCCTTTTGGGATCATGCGGATTCATGCAGCATAGACATGCACTCACGCGCTGACAGTCAGAACAGGGGAAAGGTGTCACCGGATTCGATAACTTTGGGCTTTGGCGGCGGTGTGCGTGCGTACCTGATCAGGTATTCCCAGCCATCCCAAAATTTTGTTGGGTGTGGCAGCGTGAATACAAAAATGCCGTTAAACGTCTGTCCCAGCCAATAACCGCCGCCGCTTTCTTTGGCGCGCTGAAAGAAAATGAACTCACCTTCTTTGTAATTCTCAAGCGTCTGGCCGTGGTGAACAATCCGGTAAAAGCTATCTTTTCCACCCATTTACTAACGCCTCGCTATGCTCGTTGTTCAACCTCACCAACGAAAAAAACAAGTTTTTTACGTCAGCGCGGTTTCAATGTTGCCAACTGTCGTCTTCCCACACAGCCTGCAAAATATCCATTACATTTTTTTTATCATCGTCCTGTCTTAAACCTGAAAGCTCAATACCATTCGCGCTGCCTTTCCTGATTCTGATTGCCATTTTCGGATATTGAGGACGCAAATTTTTTATTATTTCTGATTCAAGCGCCTCAATAGTTGCCTGGCTAACTTTTTGTTCTTTGTCGATCATGATTTCAATTCGCATCATCACCTCACTCCGCAGCGTAAAAGATTTCATCATCTGAGGCTTGAGCGACTTCAGTGTGAGCCAATTCAGCGATGATTGTTAATGCAATTTTCAAATCTGACGGCTTGCAGTTAGCTATCAGCGAAACCTCAGCTATGAACTGCATACACGCCATTTTTTTATGCATCTGGCTTAATTCAAGTGCAGTCATTGTCCCTCCCATATGTACTGTGTATTTATACAGTAGCACAGCATTTGTGGTTTTATAAAGAAAAATATTAAAACGTGAATTTTTTTATCTCACTGATAATTAGTACCTTTTAATGAATGTTGTCGTTTGGCTTATCACTGTCTGACTATGATCAGAACTACTTTGAATTTTTTCAACTAACTGTTTTAACACCTAAGAATCATGCCTTTTTTATGACCATTTCTGCCAAACGATTAAACCGTTCTAATATGGCGTTCTTTTTACTTGCTGGCTTCAAAACTGGCGGCACGAGATCACCGTATCCGGTACTCCTGAATATCTTGCCTGCAATCTCTGTCTGCGTGCCGCCTATCAGGCGCACGGCCAGACCGCGACTGATGGTTTCGCCGCTTAAATCTCTGACCTGGCCGATCACGTTGTCACACGCCGTCTCTATTTTTTCTGGCCGCCGCAGCACTAAGTGTTTTTTATCTGGTTTTTCACCCCTCAGTCGTGCCAGCAGCTGTCGCCGTTCTTTACGGCTCATCCCTTTAAGGTCGATTTCTTTCACACTTTCCGGCGGGTTTGAATCCTCAGATCTCAAACGCCCCGTACAGTTATTGACAGAACTCCGAGAGGGCGCGGGCGCGCCCTGCAGGTCAAAATCAAAATCAACGGCACGTTTCGGAACGATCTTCCACTGTGCCAGACGGGTTAAAATCGGGGTATCTGCGCCAACCTCAGTTGCGTAGACGCCCTTGATACGTACCGTTTCCTCGCCGTATTCGTTAAGCTCATCACCGGACTGATACCATGTACGAACGGCCAGCTCATCACGACGCACAAAGGGGCCGCCCTGTGCATTAACGTATGCCGCCCAATCACCCACGTCTGCCGCGTCATGCGCTGCGGCAAACTCCACACTCAGGCCGTGGGCGGTTTCGGTGTCATCCATGCGGCGCAGCTCGCGGTATACCGTGACCGGTGCACCGCCGATAAACTGAAACTGTCGGATGTGCCAGCGGGCCGCCCACGCAGAAACGGCGGGTGCGGTTTCTTTCAGCTCTTTGTCGCTTTCGTCGTCCAGCTCGCCATCCAGCGCGTAGCCGTCGATATTCTTGGAAATGTATTTAGCCACATAGCCCGTAGCGCTGCCCTTATCCGGATCGATGGCCTCGGCATGAAAGCGCGCTTTACGGGCTTTATCCGTGGTCAGCTCGTTGCTGTCCTGCTGAAAGGCGTAGTCACGGATTGTCTGGCGCACCTGATCCGCATCTTCGGGACGCATAAACATCAGCATGTGCCAGTGTGGCGTTGCGTCGTGGTGAGGTTCGGCAACGCGAATGCCAAAGATTCGAATATCATCGCGGTGAAGCTTTGCGCGGATGCGCTGCCACACGCTGCAGAGGTAACGCTGTGTGTCTGCCGGGCTGGCGCCATTCCACTTGCGGTTGCGATGGCCAGTTTTGATTGTGGCGTGATAGCGTGACGGCGCAGTGAGCGTGTAAAACTCCCCGACATAGCCCAGCTCATTACAGATATTTTCAAAGCCGCGAATGCGGGTCATCAGCTCACAGCGACGGATTGCCGGATTTGCCACACTGCCGTCGTATTTCTCAATCAGGCTTATGCGGTTGCCTTCCTCGTCTTCCAGTTCCATGCCTTTTAAAAACTCACGGGTACGGCGTTTCTGCTCCCGCCATTCGGAAACTGTCATTCTGCTGGCGTAAGGCGTGTGTTTTTTGCTGACGTTAGCCAGGGCAATCTGCAGGTGTTCACGCCATGACGCAGCCACGCGGCGCAGTCGGCCCGTCCACCATTTTTCTGTCTGCATACGCAGCACGGCGGGTGTAACTTCTTCGGGATCAAAGAAACGGGACGTAACCTTATCCCACAGTGGCGGCGTCTGATTAAATTCACGGGTGATAGCCGCCGCAGTCATGTAGACGCGGTGCGTGTATTTATAATCTGACTCATCAGCCGCCTGCGCATGTGCCTGTACCAGCTCGGCCAGAATGAAACTGGCAATATCACCGGCCAGCAAATCCACATCGGCACGCGACATATCAGCCAGGCGGTTAAAACGGTTCATCAGCTCCCAAAGCTGTCCGCCGGCAAGCGCTGCGCCATTCTCTTTCGGGGCGTTATGCGCCAGCAGATTAAAGGTGCTGGCGTCCATAGTCTTAACCCTGTACTGCTCATTAACGCATTCAACACGCGGCAATGTGCGCTCGACGAAGGTTTTCGTTAAGTACGCATTGGCGCGGGCAATGCCCTGTGACTTTTCCAGATCGTTAAAACGGCGTTTTACGTCAATCTGGATCAAGGTTGGTTGCTGCTCTAACAGTTCCTGCGCACGCACTAAAGCCGCAATCATCTGACCGCGGCTGTGCATTTCCTCATAGGTGGGATAAGGGCTGGCGATGGCTTCCCGTGGCGCATTCCACGGGTAAGCGTACTGCTCGATCACTCACACACCCCTGCATAAACACTGTTGCAGACACCTTGATCAGTGGCGGTTGCCAGCAAATCGAACTGACTGCCTCCACGGGTTGTCAGCGCCCAATCCCGGTAAGTTTCAATACCGTGGGATTCAACTGATATAAAATCTATTCTGCGCTCAGCCTTGCGCGGATCCTGTGTTGACGGGAAAAAAGTGGAATTGCCACGGCGTGAACACCGCGCAACAAGTTTCTCCCATGCTGCGACACGTGCTATCTCTTCTGGCCAGCGACTGAATATTTGGGCCAACTCTGACTTGCGGGCATGAATGCACGGCATGCACCCAACACGACTACAACCTTGCTCGTAAAGAGGGTTAGGCTTGATCCCGTGACGGCGAGCAAGGGCGAAAACATCTTCATGTTTCCATTTCAGGATAGGGCGATAGATTGCCAGGCCCGGGCCAATGTCTAAACCTTCTTCCCATGACTCCAGCATTGCTCGCTCTTTTGATTCCTGCGCCCGGACCCCCTGCCATGAGATAACTTTTTTCCCGGCAGCTATTAAGGGATCAACTATCTGAACTTTTATTGGCTCATGCTTCAGCTCGAAGGTGCAGAAACGGGCTTTAGTTGAAGGAAAACGCCCTTTCCATAAGCACAAATCAAGAAAAGGAATGCCCGTAGGTTTGAGTGTTTCAAGCGCTAGAGCAACAGCGGATAGCGCACGTTCAGAAGTGAACCCACACTCTTCAATCAGGGATACGGGCCATTTTTCCGCGATAAACTTGCGCTTGTTTTCAATGCGAGAAGTGAAATCAGCCTTAACACGCTTAACCGGCCCCAGCTTCGATTCCAGATAATCCAGATATTCCATGGTCTGCGGGTGCTCATGGCCGGTGTCTGCAAATGCCGTCTGAAACTCAACACCGGATTCAACAGCCAGCAACCAGTCAGCCAGGCTGTCTTTTCCGCCAGATATGCTGACCACATTCATGACGTTCTCACCAAAGCAGCGTTTGTCGATCATGCGACCACCTCCGAAGATGCTGCAGGGTCAAAACCAATCCAGACAGCAGGACGACGAACAGCAATGATTTCCGCCGCGCTTTTGCCGTCACCTGCAGCCACACCAACCGAGCGCGCAGCCCTTACGCTGGTCAGCTCATAGGCATTAAAAAGCGTGCGCGTAAAGTCGGTATCACTGTTTGAAGCGATGACCGGGCAACGTTCTGACACGCTGGTTAACATGCTGGCTAAGTCCTGCTGCGCGGCCTTATCAAATCCGCCTGCGTGGTAGTCGTTAAACGTGCCGTCATAGGGCGGATCGCAATAAACGACGTCGCCGGTCTGAAGCATGCTCAGCGTCTCGCGGAAATCAGCACATACAAACGTTGCACGGTGGGCTTTGGCTGCGAAAGTTTCGATTTCTTCCAGGGGGAAATAAGGTTCAGAATAGTTTCCGTAGGGGATATTAAATTCACTCTTACGGTTATAACGGCAAATGCCACGGTAGCCGTGGCGGTTCAGGTAAAGGAAATGTGCGGCTCGCTCAAGCAGCGGCAGGGCGGGGTCATGATTAAACGCCTCACGAACGCGGTAATAATCCTCCGCCGTTTTGTTTTGTGAATAAAGACTCAGCGCCACCACAATAAAGGGGCGGGTGTGGTCTTTAATCTGGCGGTAAAGATTAATCAGGTCGGGATTAACGTCAGCCACTAAATAAGCCGGGTAGTCCGTTGCCATCATCACCGCGCAGGAACCGGCGAACGGCTCAACGAGGCGCAGCCCCTGCGGCAGATGATTAAGCAGCTCAGGCATGAGGCGGGTTTTGTTGCCCGCCCATTTGAGGATCGTACTCATACGGCACCGCCTTTGTAATGGGCGCTTTTCAGCTCGTTGATTTTCTGGCAGGTGACGCAATGAGTGACGCCCTGCACCGCGCGACGACGGGCCTCAGGTATCGCTTCATCGCAGGCCAGGCAAAAGAACTCACCAGCCCCGACAGGCTGGTGACGTGCGTTAGCGAGATTGCGCTGCAGTTCTTCCTCAACGCGCGCCTGGACTAAATCCATTGAATCGGCCATTAGTGCAGCTCCCGCGCCTGATGCTCAAAACGCTCTGCCTCTTTATCCAGCAGCTCAATGATTTCCGGCGCGGTCATTTCGTGCTTGCGGGCATGGATCACCAGTGCGGCAATGCGGACTGACGCGGCCAGCGCATCATCGCTGCGCTGTTCTGTTTTGGCCTTGCTCAGCAATGCGTTAAGCGCGTCTGCGTCAGCTTCAAAATTACGGGTTTCGGTATTTCTCATTTTTTAAATCTCCAGATTCAGGGCAAAAAAATGCCCGGCGGGTTTACGCCATTAATTTTTTGAGTCTTATTTACTCAGGTAAAAAACAGTCTGCGGTAGAAAACTGTCGGGGTAATATCTTTCCCCAGCGCGCCATTTTGTTCATTGCCATGATGATTAATTCGCGGCGATATTCGTCGAAGTATTCAAACGGCTTTCCGATTTCCTCCTGTGAAAATGTTTTGGGATTTTCGCGGTTAGCCAGGGTTAACACGCAAAATTTAAACTCGTCATTCTGATGGTTGAAATAGCGCAGTGACGGGTTTGCGTTATTGTCGCGCTGCTGCCGCCAGCTTTTCCGAAACTCATCAAACGACATTTTGTTAACAGCATCAGCACGATTGCCCGTTGAATGAGTTTTGGCAAAAGATGCCGGGCCTTGCTGTGCGGTTGTGTTACCTGTTACTCGCTGCATGTTACCCCCTGAATAAACGCGCCATGAAACCGGCGGGTTTGCGTTTGCTGGTCAGCCCCTGCAGCAGTTGCTTTTGGCTGTTGCACGGATGCCAGGGCTTGCCGTTCTCACCCATGATCCAGCCGTTGCCGTAGGCTACGGACGGGCTTTGACGCTTGAGACGTGATGCCAGAGAAATCATTATCAGTCCCTCAGTTCAGGCCAATAGATGCGCCGATGCCGCTGATCGCGTCTACGGTTGATGCCATAGTGGGATTAGAATGAATGCGGGCCTGTACTGCGATTGCGGCAAGGCTCAGGCAGCGAATGCCGGTGTTAACACTTCGCATCAGACTGCTGCGGCATGACGCACTCAATGCATCGCTACTTAATGCTCCGGCCGCAAGCTGGCCCACCTCTGCTGTAGCTTTGAGGACATAAGCCGGTAGTTTTTCGGTGGCGTGTTCGTTCATCGGTACACAAGGTAAACAATGCAGCTGCGCCAGGGTGCCATCGATTAAGGTTGAATCCTCGGTCAGATCAGTGAGCAAAAGCATTTCGGCAACGGTCAACTGGTGCGGCTGCTCCGGGTTCAGCTTGTTGCGAAGTGTCTGCACGTTCATACCGGCAGAGTGCGCCAGCTCTTTCATGTTGTGTGACAGAGCAAACCGGCGGCAGGCTTCGTCTAAGTGTTTATGTGTGGAAACGCGAAAATCAAACATGTTCAATCCTTAGTGCAACTTAAATAATCAAGTTACTAAGCAGCAACATAGCGACAATTAACGCCTTGCGCTAAAAGACGAGCGCGAAAGGCAACCATGTTGATTCGTGCAGCACTACCCGGCTTTTTCCTCGGCATAACAAGCAGATCACCGTCTTCAACCATCTGCTTTACGGTGCGAAGGCTGTAGCCATAAGCCTGGGCGAACTGTTCATAAGTCATCAGATCGGGGCCGCTGGGGATTGTAATTTGAGGTGTCATAGTGGATTATCTCCGGTTGTTGTTATTCTGGTGCATTGGCGTGCATTTGTGAACTTACAAGCAGGATATTAGTGGTCAATTGATCTGTTGTAAACAGATCAATTGACCTTAAAGGGGTTGTTATGAGCGTAGCGTTTGAAAACGTTAGGGAAATTCTCTCAAGAATACTAAGTTCCTACGGTGTTAAAACTCAGCAGGCATATGCAGAACTTAAAAACATGCCTGTTGGAACAATCCATAACTGGATCAAACGCGGCCGCATTCCAGGCGATTACATAGTTATGTGCACACTTGATACTGGGGCTGATGTCAATTGGTTGGTGAACGGGGAACTTGCAAATGTAGAATTGACGCCATCTGCAAGCTATCCAATCAAAGGCCAAAGACTCTTAGATACCATGCAGGCATCAGGTGGGAAGGTAATTCTTTCAAGATTAATGGATGCTTACGGCTTTACGATGCAAAAGCAGCTCGGTGAACATTTAGGCATACCATCAGGAACGATGAGCGCCTGGCTGAGAAGAGATCATTTTCCCGGAGAGGTTGTCATTGCCTGCGCGTTGGACACGGGGGCTTCGCTTTACTGGCTGGCTACTGGCAATGGTTCAAAACATGATATTAGCCCATCTAATATTAATGAAAGCGAGTTAGTCATTACGATTGTGAAGCATCAACTTTCAGGCGGGCAGCTAATTGAGCAAGGTCAAATTTACTTTGATAAATCATTATTGGTTAAAGAAATTATCAATCCTCTGGTAGTTGAAAAAGGGTCCATGATTTTTGTTCTGGATGCTGGTAGCGAGAAGATAAGTAATGGTTCGTGGCTAATTGATATTGATGGGGTCACAGATATTTATGAGGTTATAAGGCTTCCAGGCAATAAAATTAAATTATCGAATGATAATGCTTCATTTGAATGTGCTGTTAGCGACGTTAAACCTCTGGGTTTCAATGTGTTAACTGTTAAGAAAACGATGTAATAGATTATCAAAAATAGCGCCGATTACTAATTTAATTATGACTCTGAAAAAGCTAAGTAATGGAAAATGGCAAACTGATTTCCTTCTCAACGGGCGAGGGAGCCGCCGTGTTCGTAAATATTTTGACACGAAGGGTGAGGCTGTCGCTTTTGAGGATTACCTACGAAAAGAGGCAGAGGACAAGCCCTGGATAAAAGAAAAACAGGATCGCAGAAGGTTAAGCGATCTAATAGATTTGTGGTTTTCATTGCACGGCCAATCATTGAAAGCTGTTAAGTCAAGGAAGGCTAAACTTGATATTGTGTGTAACGGTCTCGGAAATCCTGTAGCTGCTGAACTTAAACAGAAAGATTGGGCGCACTATCGAGATCAGCGTTTAAAAGGTTTAATTTCTAACGGATATCACGAAGATAAATCAAAGTGGGTTGTAAAGCCAATAACAGTTAACAGGGAACAGCATTACCTGTCTGCGGTCTTTAACGAGCTAAAAAGACTTGGTGAGTGGAAATTACCTAATCCGCTTGATGGGGTGAGAATATACCGTGTTGATGAGAAAGAAATGTCATGGCTTACATCCGCACAGATCAAAGAACTTCTGTCATGCGCTGAGCTATTCGGACGTGATGATTTAACCATGATATGTAAAATATGCCTTGCTACGGGCGCTAGATGGAGTGAGGCGGAGTCCTTAAGCCGTTCCCAAGTTTCCCCCAACAAAATATCATTTTTTAAAACTAAGGGGGGTAAAAACAGAAGCGTGCCTATCCCTAAGTGGCTTTATAATGAGTTGAGAGAAAAGCAAGGTATAATGTTTAAGCCCTGTTATCAGTACTTTAAAAAGATGCTCGCAACAACAAGCATTCAACTTGTTGAGGGTCAAAAGACACACGTTTTAAGGCACACTTTTGCAAGTCATTTCATGATGAATGGCGGCAATATTCTGGTTCTGCAGCGGATTTTAGGGCACGCGAACATTAGAGAAACAATGAAATATGCGCACTTCGCTCCAGAACACCTCGAAGAGGCTATAACTTTAAATCCTCTTGCTGGCTTAGTGACAACAAATTGACAACACAGCATGTTTTAGGCTGCACTTTACTGCACCAAAATTGCCTTTAAACTATTGATAAATAAAAAAATACCTTATTTATCAATGCCCCCTCAAGAAAGCGTCTTAACTAAGGTATCGCTAACGCGACATCTAAAAGTTAATAGCAAACAAGGGGTTGGCAATGTGCCAGCCCCTTTTTTATACCAGTGCCTACAAAATGCCTACGCCGAATGTTTGCCGTCAT